CAGGTGGGGGATTGGTCGAGCTGGGACAGTGTCTCGGCACATGATCGCAACGACACCATGGCTGGTCGGCACAAGCCCAGCATCCGCCAGGACATGGAGAACCTCAAGCAGAGCCTGCAAGCTTGGCGGGCGGGGATAGCTTCGGACTATCGACCCAAACAGGACATCCTCCTAGGCAACCACGAATACCGCTTGGAGAGATGGTGCAACGCCAATCCCGAGACAGCGGAGAGCTTCACCGTCCAGCGGGATGAACTCTTCACGCAATTTGGCTGGCGTGTGCGGCCTTATGGGGAGCTGTTCTACGTCAATGGGGTTGGGTTTGTGCATCACCCCGTCAATGGCGCTGGACGGGCTTACGGAGGCGCTACAGGCCCCCAGCGGGCAGCCAATCACACGACATGTCCAATTGTGTCAGGCCACACCCACCGCCGCCAGGTGCATGATGCTCCCAAGATCGGGCCGACTGATTCCATCAGCATGGTCGAGGTGGGCTGCGGGATGCCCTGGGGCGAGATTGAATCCTACGCCCAGCACTCAAGCACTGGTTGGTGGTGGGGTGTGGTGGACATGACGGTGGTTGATGGAACGATCACCGACGTTGCGTTTGTTTCGATGCTGCGGCTTGCGAGAGAAAATAGCAGCCGCGCTTAGCCGCCTTTGGGCATCCTTCCCACCAGTACCAGCATGTGCCGGGGCCTGCGTTCGGATCTCGCGAGCATGCGCCTTTAGAACGCGAACTTTGTTCGGGGAACAGGCTCGGCTGGATCATGGCAAATCCAAACGATTGTTGATTAAAAGTCCGCGTTTCTCGAACCGATAGCGCAACCACGCATTGTAAATATCGTTGATTGTCGCGTTTTCGAGTTCTTCCTCAATGAGGAAATGATTGATGAACCAATCAGGCGGCGTTACCGCAAATTTGTCAAAATTGTATCGGCCTTCAAATCGCTGATGCCAATCGCGGTGACATGTAACGCAAAGCAAAACGGTGTTTTCAACAACGTCTTTCCCACCGTCCGCCAAAGCCACAATGTGGTGCACTTGTATTCCTGTTTTGCCGTCGCAGCGCAGACATTGACGCGAGCCTTTACGCAATGCTGCAACTCTAACCGAGTTTGACCGGGCTTTTTTCATGCCGTCCGCTTGGCTATTTCACGCTCTAGGTACCACACAGCCTTCTTAAGATCCTCGACCGCATCGGCCTTCAGATCGCAGCGCCATATGTACTTTAGTGCATTGCCCAGGTTGAACCCCATGTGCTCGGTGATCTGGATGCATTCCACGCCTGACGGGTGTGCGGTGTAGTGAGGTGGGTGGTTGATTAAATCGCTCATGCTTCACCTCCGGCTTGTCGGGTCTTACATGTAGGGCATTCTGCCGTATTATGACTTACCTGTGCAGCATTGCTCACGGCTCACCTCCAAGGGCGGCGAGAATGGCGGCGCGAAGGTGGTCTGCGCCAGCGTCGGGGAAGTGCACAAACCCGACAAGCTCCAACGAAGAGCCAATGTCCTGAATGACGTCCTCACTCGTCATGTGCTCACGGATCGCGGCGAGGATGGCGTCGGCGGCGTCCTGACGGTTGAACCCGTACTGGTCGTATTGCTGCGCCAGCGTGGCGACCAGCTTGTCTCTAAGCGTCATGGCTCTTATCCTCCCAACTCTCGCCGCCAAACAGCAATCGGAATATTGTATTCATGCCTGATGTTTTCGCGCTCACATGCAATGTCGTATTGAATTTGCAGGTATTTCACCACAAAACCTGACGCCAGCGAACAGTAAATACACCGATCCAACACCTCAAGTATTTGAAGTGATGTTGGAGGATCGCTCCATTTCTCAATAAGCGGAAATGTGGAGGCGTCTAACTGGCTGTCTGGCGCTTTCAGCAATTCCTTCCACCATTTGTCAGTCATTTCTCACCCTCCGCAGCGTGGAAGCGGGAGACGACGGGATACATGTTCGGCGGGATGTTCTTGCGAACCATGAGGCATAGCGGATTGCCGTGGTCATCGCCCGACCGATATTCGCAGACGCCAGCGGCGAGCTTGAAACACTCGGCCTCCCGTTCAGCAAGCTGAACCAAGGCACACTCGTAATGCGCTGGTCCCCATGTGTGGCATCCCGGCCCGTGGGTTCCGATCCGACCGGCGCGGTGCTGTTCGTATTTCAGATTACGTTCGACCTCGGCAAGCTGGGCAGTCAGGCGGATGTTCTCGGCAAATAGGGTGGCGAGGTCTTCAAGGGCGAGGCGGGCATCGTGGCCTGTCATCAGGTAATCGTTTGTTCTAGCCCATTCCTCGCGTGTCCAATTTAGTTTCATTCTGTACCTCCAAGGGCGCGGCGGGCGGCTTCGGAGGCGATAAAGTAGCCGTCCTCCATGCCAGCAAAAGTCTTGCTTTCAATATCGCTAAGCGGGTTGTCATCCATCCAGCCCACAAACGGCGAACCGGCGGCGATTTCCATCAGCGCCTCCCGTAATTTGTTGTAAGAATTTTCAAGGTCGGAGCGGCTCAACGTCACCATGTCGATTTCGGCACAGGTGCGGGTGTTCCAGCGCGAAATGGCTTTGCTGGGATGTCCGTGCGGGCCTTCAGCCAAACACTCGCAACAGACCACTATGGTGTAAGCTCCATGTCCGTTGGTGGATAACTCGTGACTTCCGCAGAACGGGCACGGCTTGCAGGCATTGAGATCAACAGTCACGATCAAAGTCCTCCCATTCTTGGGCCTCTGAAACATCGTCTTCCTGATCGGGAATATTTCGCATGTCAGATGCGTTTAAATCCCCGGATGTTCCCGAGCGGTAATTTGTCCGAAGTGTGCGGTTTTCTTCGGACAGCCTCGCGTTCTCAGCCTCTGCTGCGCGGAGGGCGGTGGCTACGGCGCGATAGAACTGCACGTCTTCGCAGCGGATCACGGCCATGATGCCGTTGTCATACTCGCCGCCGTCCATCCGCTTCTGTGCGTCGATTGCGATCCGCAGTCGTTCCTCAGCCTCAGCTATCAGGTCTGCGCTCTGGCTAGGGGCGGTGTGCACCATAGGTGACACGCCGGGTTGTGCATCATCCTGCACTTTGCGGAGATTGGGGGCGCCATTCTCCGCAACATAGGCGGGCACTCTGTCAGGATACGCATCGGCATAAGCCTGCATCCATTCCAGGGGCATGGGTTCGTCAGTGACTCCACCGTCTGGGGTGTTCATTCTTCACCTTTCACAAGGCTGATGACCAGGTAGGCCACAACAAAGGAGAGCGCGACGGTGATGAGGAACGTCACAGCCAAAGCACCAGTGCAGTGACGATCACCAGACCCAGCACCACACCCTCAATCAGGATGCGGGCCACTTGCGGACCGGTCATGGTGCCAAAGATGCCGTAGTTCTTCTGCTTGGGTACGTAATTCCACATAACGTGTCTCCTCTGTTGTGTTAATTTATCGCGGGAAAGTTAACCGATCCCTAAAACGGAATCTCATCGTCCAGTTTGTTGGTGGGAACCCTCTTGACGAATGCAGGCTTGATCGACCCGGCCAGCATGGTGCCGCTCTTCTCCCAAAAACTGACTTCCCACTTGATGCCGTCCTGGTCGGTGTACGTTCCCCGCCAGTCGGGGGCCTTCGGATTGGTTTTGGTCTTCTCCTTGAACACGGAGATGTCGCCGGGGCGTTGTTGATAGGTGCTCATCAGTTCCTCGCAAAAGCTCGTTCGTTAGATTGAAGGGTTCTCCAAGCTTCGAAGGTGGCGCTGGCTGCGTCCCTCCGATCCTTGGCGATGAAATAGTCTTCAGCAGTCAGTCGGTATTGTTCCAACGCTACGGAATAGGCTTCCGAGCTGATGGCAAAACGCTCCTTGGCTGCTTCTGTCGTGGCGTTTGAAGCAGCGGCCTCTCGGGCAAGAATGACCTTAAGCCGCTTTTCGCTCCATTCATAAGCCGCGCGGGCTTTGGCTGCATCTGAGGATTGGAGGATCGCAAGACAGTGCCGGACTGTCTTATCATCCACTCGGAACTCGGCCATTGCCTGATCGCCTCCGCTATTCATAGTTCAGCAGCTCGGTCCAGAATCTCGTTTCGGCGCTTCTCCACCTCATTGGCAGCAGCGTCGGGCCAACTGGCGGGCATCTGACCCCAGAACCGCTCCATCTTCGCCCACCACGTGTCGAGATCCTGTTCGGTGTCGCAGCCGTTGATCGCCGCCATGATGCGATCCCAGTCGCCGTCCTTCTTGGCCTGTGCGCTGGACTTCTTGGCTGCCGGAGCTGGGCCAGATGCCGCGTTGCCGTCGTCATCTTCCGGTGCGGCACCGGTCATAGCCAGCAGGCTATAGCGCCTGGCGTAGGTGGTGGCCGATCCAATGCCTTGAGGATCCCGCTTGCTCACCGGCATACGCATGACGTGAGTGAGGCTATCGCCCGACACGTGCATTAGCACCGTGGTGAGGATCAGCTGTTCACCGTCAAAATCGGGCATCTGGAGGACGGAGATCCCCGCGTCATTAAGTGCTGGGATGGTGGCCTCAACAACCGCCGCCAGATCGGCGTACTTGGAACGGAACGCAGGGTTCGTGGCCTGCTTGTAGACCGGATAAGTGGCCTTCTGTGCGGCGACAAGCGCCTTTGCAAATTCGGGGGTCATGAGCACTTCTTCCAATTGATTGCAGCGGTGAGCGCTGCGTTGAGTTCATCGCGGAGGGTGAGGATACGGAGAGCGTGGCGCTGGTCGTTAGCCTGGAACGCAGCGCGGCATTCATCGGCCCACAAGTCATCCAAAAACTCAGCCTGCCAAGCCTGCAAGCGAGCGCCGTTCCACATCACGTCACCACCACTGTGCCAGATCATCACAGCCCCCGCCCAGCTTGACCGGCCAGCAGTGCGCTCTCGCGGCGGCGGTCCATTTCGTAGTCGTAGGCATCGCTAGCTTCAGCGTCAGCTTCCCCAGCCCAAGCTTCCAAATCGCAGTGCTCGAGGATGTTCGCGAAGAGTTGCTGAATGTCTTTCGACCGCACGTCCACGCCTTTCATCAGGCTGTGCGTGATGTGCACATATTTGTTGGTCACCGGGTCGGTCTTGCCTTCAAGGATGCCGATATCGACGACCTCATGGTCGTAGTAGCCTTCGTGGCGATTGTGTGTGGCGCTAATGCCGACGGACAGTTCGCCGCAAGTGATATGTGTGTAGACGCTCATGTGTGTCTCCCTTGCTGTTGATGTGTTGTCGCACACTGTGACACACGTTGCAACAGGAAAGTTGCAATTCGCAACACATCATGCGACATAGCAGCATGAACGAAACGCCAAAACAAATTTACGATCGGTTGCGCGGAATGGGCTTAGGTCATTCCTACGCTCACCAGCTGGCCAACAAGAAGCGTACGCCTAGCTTACAGCTTGCCTTTCAGATCGCCGACGCAGCCAAAATACCGCTCGAGCATTGGAGACCCAGTGGCCATTAAGGCAAAATCCAAGGGCTCACGCGGTGAAACGGAGCTGCTGAAGCTATTGGAACGTGTCCCTGGCGTGACGGTGCGTAAGCAGCCGGCCTCTGGTGCATTCGGGACTCGCATCGGATCCGCCGGCCTCCAGGGCGACCTTCGCATGGTGTTTGGGGATCAGACTTTCCGCGTCGAAGTGAAACGCCGGAAGCTCCCTCCGATGACGCTGGAAGGCTGGCTGGCGGGTGTAGAAATTTTGGCGATTAGGGCCGATCACGGTGACTGGCGGTTTTACCTCGAGGAAGACACGTTCCTCCACCTTCTCAGCTTGGCGGCAGAAAAATGAAAACTCTCGGTCAGCTTGGCAAATTCGAATGTCACTGGCCGGTGTTACAGACCGACGAGCATTTATTCTGCGCTGAACCTACCGGGGGGAAAATATATTGCCCGTATCACATGACCCGAGCATTTGTGCAAACGACGTGGCAGGGCGGGATGAAGGACCTGGAGCACCGCAGGATCAGGCGGTGGTCCTGAGAGAAAAACTAATAGACGAAGCTGTTCGCCGTGCCATCTACAGCCGCCACGAAATCAAGCTAAAACAGACCGCCAAGGCGTGGGCCATGTCGGGTTACGTGACGCTTGAGGTGCAGGTGCTATGCGCCCGAGTGCGATGGCACTGGCGGAACGTGGTAGGAGCCTAGCAGCTCTTCGCCTTCTTCATGTCCTTCTTGGACGGCTTGGCACCCTTCATAGCCTTCATCTCAGAAGCTTTCATGAGCGGCGTTTGCTTGGAGCCCTTGGACTTCATCGGCTTCTTCATGGCTTGCCTCTCTGAGAGAATTGGAGGATGTTAGGGCGAAGGGGCCGAGTTTGCCGCTCGACCCCTTCTGAAACAAACCGCCATGCACCGGCGATTGCTAAAAGCCTTCAGATGATAGGCGAAGAGCGTCTGCCGGACAACCGTAAAGGTGTC